AATCCCCAATGCGGTTCTTGATTAACCCAAGCCGTACTGGGGTCGTTCACCTGAGTGACGTTGCCAACACGTTGGCGACCACCAGAAAAGCCTGAATACACAGTTAAATCCCGCCCGATGCCGTCAGTTTAAGGGAGTGTCACATCTTTGACGATTTTAGCCTTGCCATTGGCGTCAACCTTCAACACCTGATGCTTGCGTGGCTCGCCGTGCTTAGGTCGCAAAATACGCCCAACCGATGTCACTTTTGGCCTATTCATTAACGCATACCCCTTGGCATCTTGAATCCTGCACGTTTTTTGTTGACTGACTTTAAAGCTTTTTTGGGATCTTTGTAAAACTCCATTGCTTTTTCAGCTCGGAGATTACTTCGTGTCATCTTTTGCGTTGGCCGCCTAATCATTGTTGATCCTGGCTTGTTGCGAGTGTCCGAAGTCCTAACAAAATTCGCCTTTGCGCGTTGTTCACGGCCCGCTTTGGTTAGCAAGGTGACTTGCTTAGATGCAGGCATTGTCTTAATTGCAGACTTTACAGCGCTAACTTTTTGCCCTGATTTAGCGGCAAAATCTTTAGCTAATTGATCGCCATATTTTTCTCTTAACGATTTAGCTTTTGATTGATCCGCTTTGAACTGCTTGTTCATTGCTTTGCTTTCGGCCCGTCGCGATGCTTTTTGAACCGCAACATTTCTTGTAATTTCAGAATTAAGTTGACGCCCTCTGGTGCCACTCATTGGGCGATTAACAGAGGCAGTGTCTCCACGCCTTGCGACACGTTTTGCATCAAGCCTTTGCGTAGCTGCTTTGCGTTCACGCTGAGCCCTAATCGAATTGTCCTTGCCCGGCAACTTGCCCGTGGCTAAGTAATCCTTGGCTCGCTTAAGTGTGTTGGCGCTTTTAATTTGCCTTTCGTAGGTAGATGGCTTAACTGTCTTTCCATATTTATTCATTGATTGCAAACGGGCATCCGTTGCCGCCGCTTTCCGGTTTACGCGGCTTGTCACCTGTCCCTTGGTATTACCTTTCGTGCGTGGCTTTGCAACTGTGCCTTTAGGCCGCTGAGCTGTAATTCGTTGCGCTTTTGGATTAGCAGGAATTACGGAAGCTCGATCAGTCTTGAGCTTTCTTTTGGTTTCAGTTTTTACTTTGATGCGATCTGCCGCAGCTTGTCGAACGCTGGACACTGGTGGCTTGGTTTGCGTGTCTAACCTCGCCTGCGTTTTCTTGTTAAACGCTTCAAGCCTTTTTGTTGTATCAGCTTGTCTTGCTGCCTTTGCCTTTGCTTGCGTGCTCGCGTAACTCTGACCCTCCGACAAGCCCTTTCGTTTTTTGCCTAATGAAACAATCCCTTTTCTTTCCCCTTGTTGCGTCACCCTGGAAATAGTTCCGCCACCTGCGCGTGTATTGCCGGGAGTTTTTAGCCGAGCCCCTCGACCGCCTGTCTGACCTTGATAAGCACCAATGCCACCAACACCTTTGGAAGCAAACCGGCCGCGGGCGTCTCTAGTAAAGCGGCGAGCCATGGCGCTGGTCTAAATCGTCAATAGAGTCTAATGCCCGTACCACGCCCCGCACGCGCGTGAATCATGGAGAAGTCTCTGTAAATCAAGTAGCCCAAAGCATCATTCATATGGTCATAACCCGCATCTTTATCGGGATCACCGGCCTCGGTGTAACTCTGCAGCTCTAAACATTCGATCGTTCGTTTGCAATTTGCGGCGACTTGTAATCTGACTTCGCCTTTCCCGTTTTCCAGCAAAGCTTGAACAGAAGCCACCCGATCACGGACGGGAGGATTGGCTTTTGGTGATTGATTGCTGAACCCGTAAGACTCCAAAATCTGAATGTCCGTACGTGAAGCATTTGTGCTGCGGTTGCCGCCAGATGCGTCAGGGTAAACGTAAACCTTGGATCCGTTGGCTCGGCGTTGTATTTCTTGGGCCATGGCATCAGTGTCATGCGCACCGCTGATCTCGTCGATCAGGAGAAGGTTGTTCCCAAGACGAACACCGATGACTGCTGACATGTTTCCAATATTGAAGTCAACGCCCACACGAAGAGGCTCGTAGCTGACATCAGGAATATCGGTGATTACATGTTTGGCGCGATCAAAACGGTCATAAACCTGACCGGTTGTGAGATTACAAAACTGCCCTTCGAGATATGCCTGCAGAAGAGATGGATCGTAATTGGCTTGCAGCCGTTCAATGAAGTCTTTTGGGAGGTGGGGATTATCCACCGAGCGCATCCTAATCAGCCTTCGATCAGGGCGCTGTTGTGCCTCTTCTGTGCCAAACGTGTTCCACATCCAGCGAAAACCTTCAGGCGTTGACACGGCAGCAAACTGTCGAACGTTCCCGGCACGAAGGCGACCAAGGATTTTGGGAAATGCTTTGTTCGCGATACCAGGAGAAACAACGTCCACCTCATCAGCAAGGATGTGCGAAAAATTAGAACCAATAATTCTTTGCCAGTTCTCAAAACTGCGGCAAAGCAGTTTGGTGTCTTTTTCTAAGTGCAATGTGTATTCAGGGAGCGGCGATGCTCGAAAGGTGTACGGGACTTCGTACTCCTCCAAGAAGTTCTCGAAATCTGTTTGCCAGATGTCGCGGATCAAAGGCCCGGTTGGCTCCATGACACAACCGGTAAAGCCTTGATTGGCTGCGGCCATGAATACCGCCTTTGCACATAAGGCCCGCGTCTTGCCTGCGCCGTAGCCAGCAGAGACGCCGATGATTTCGGTGCTTTGATCGTCTACAAACTGACGCTGCCCAGGATGTAAATCTTCTCTAATTCTGTTGAGAATGTCTTCGGTTGTTTTTTGATCCGGTGGCTCAGCAAACGCGAGCAATCGTGTCGGCTCATAAAGACCAGTCAGCAACGACATCAGTTCAAGTCGAAGCGCAGAAGCTTGGCCTGGATTTCAAGAGCACGAATCGCGACTTGCAATTGCTTCGAATCAACGCCTTGGCGCTCGTATTCAGCAAGCCTTGCGACTGCTGCTGCAAGCCATTGAGGCCGTTCTAACTCAGCGTCAAGCTGCATGAGTTGACGAGCACGAGCGATGTAAGTTTCGGCCTGACGTTCAGCGATGCCGTAATTTTCCGCACAGTGACGCACAATTTGCGTACGACTGTACGCCTTAAGTAATAGGTCATAGACCTCATTGATGCGACTGTCTATTTCTGTGTTGGTTGACTTCTTTGCCATGCCCTGAAGTTAACAGGGGAACGAGTAGATGGTAGGTCAAAGCTCTTGGTTTTGACTGGCTTTAAGCCAATAGCTTTGAAGGCGGATGATCTTTTCCTCGACGAGGTGATGGCTACTCACAATCGACCTGAATTGAATCGGTTGCTCGCCCACTGTGATCATGATGCGTCCGTCTGGTTCGAGCGTACGCAGCTTGGCGATAGGCAGCGCTGAGTTTGGCTTCATAGAAAAGGAAGGCACGTAACTCATTTTGACGTTGTTTTGCTTTGAGTTGTTTGTCCATGTTTGAAGTCGGGGTATTGATCGGGACACCGGGCCCGCCCTGCTTTTCCCACGGGGGTGGGTGTTTTATAGCTTTCAGCCTGCTGTGTGAGACCAGGCATCAGGCGCCCCGACAGTAATTAGTCGTTGCTTACTTCTTCAGTGGTAAATGTGCAGCCAGAGTCGATGGCGTCATTTTTAAGGTTTTGAAGCTCGCGTTCTGTGTAGGCGTACTCAGTCCATTCAAGGTTGCCGTCAAAGAATGCCTCGATGTAAAAAGTGGGGCTTGGTACAGCGTCAAGAGCTAACAGGCTGTTGCGTGATTGAAGCTCATCCTGATGACGTTCGAAGGACTCGAACAGGTTGAGCATGGTGTGGTGATAGCTGAGCATGGTGTTAAAGCGAAGGGAGAAGAGAGGCCCTGTCTCCAGGGCCGAGGTGATCAAGAGAAGAGGCCAGCAAGTTTGATGTTTTCGTTAGCGGCTTGCAGCTCTTGAACTTTTTCAGCGTCACCAGCGGCATTGCGCTCAGAGAAGAAATTGATCATCTCTTGGTTTTGCTTGATGACGAAGGCGATTTCGGAAGCGGTCATTTTTAAAGGTGTTTTGGGGTGGGGATCTCTCCCATGCACATAGTATGGCATACCCGGGGAGAAGCGTCAACCTCTCCCCGTAATGGTCAAGCCATCGTCAAGCCGTGAGCTTTTGCTGCTCTAACTGCAACCGGAAGGTTTGTTTTACGCACTACAACGAACTCAGTACCAAAGCCCAGAAACTTTTGACCTGCTTCTGTGACAGGCGCCACTCTTAAGGTCGTGTCAGCAAAAGAGCTAGGAAGAATCTGAAGATCCATTTTTAAAACCAGCGACGGAGGCTGGAAAGTGTGGGGTCTCCCCCGATGCACACAACATACATCCGGGGCATACCCGTGTCAACCTTTTGCGTTCAAGGCGCAGATGACAGTACAAATCAATGGCTCTAGCTGCGCGTGTGGAACGTCATAGCGGCGATTGACAGCAGCAATGGCCCGGTCAATGGAGTCACGACCCTTGCTGTAATGCACAGGCTTAATTTCTGGGACAGGCGCAGGCTGATTTGCTTCGCTCAATACGCGAGCCCTTAGCAGCTCTTGGCGCGGAATGCCGCGCTGCAAGGCTTCAGTGTTCAAGGCGTCGCGCTCTTCTTCAGTAAGACGAACATCGACACGGACGGGATAAGTGCGGTTGGAGTCGGGCATCAGAAATCAAAGGAAACAGTGGGTTGAGCTTTTGCGAGCTCAGGTTGACAAGGGCGAACGTCTAACTCCCAACGCAGGTTGCTGATCGTCACCATGGGATTCCCAATCCTCTCGACAGAAATCTTGTCGGGGTCGGTTCCGTTGCGAACAATAAACCCGTTGGCCCATTCGTTACCCCTGCGAATCTCGACTTTGGTCTTTGGATCTATTGAATTTGAGCTTGGATCTTTTGATGTCGAAAGTAGTACGGCTGTACCTTCCTGAGTGTTTGATTTATTGGATATTAAGGATCTTTT